CATTTTTGACTGCTACTGGATCGTGATAGGGAACTTGTAAGTCTGGAACTACAACAGTTCTTTTCATTCATCCTCATCGTCATACCAGTCTGGCTCTGGGATATTTGGGTTGATTGGATTAGGCAAGAGCCAGTCAGGATAAGCAGATTTCTCCATAATCATGGACATACAGATTGAATCTGGAAACCCTGCTCGTTTAAGCGATTTATAGAACTCATGTAACCCAATGCAGTAAGCATCGAGCTTTGAGTAGCCCTGATCTTCTAGTGCTTTAGTCGCTCTTCTTGCCATGACAAAAATTATCGCTCTAGAAGGATGTTATAGATTTCATCGACACGCGTATTGAGTCGTTTAATTTCACTCAACAAATGCGTGATGACGTAACCTGCAAGTCCACCGATGACTGAGATTGTCGCTATGTATAGCGTGAAGAAGTCTTGCTGTGACATTAGCCGACTTGCTCATCTTGTGGATCGAGATACTTGACGATAGGGGCAACTAGAGCTGCAGCAAGGACTGCATATTCAGGACGAATGTCTGCAACTAAGGCAAGTCCTAGAGTTATGGCTGAAACTGCCACAGCTTTTAAGTAGGACTTAATTGCGTTCTTTGTACTCTTACTCATTTTCACGTGTTGCTCCTAGCATCGGGATGTCAAACCAGCGACCATTCTGATCGCCTTTCTTACTAAAGCTAATATGGATATGTGCGTCGTGGCGATTAATGCCAGTGTAAGGTCTAAAACGCCAAAGCGATTTAGCTGAGGCAATCTTTCCTGCATAGATGATGTAAGAGATTCGCTTATCCTTTTTGGCACATTGACGTATCTGATCGGCAAGATAAGCGCCTGTGCTGGGGCGTGAGTCGAAGTCCTTATCCACATCAATAGCCCTGACGATTCCGTTAGACGGATCGGGATTGTGGTCACTCTTACGATTGGAGTGTGCGACATCGCCTATCCAGCCATCTGACTTTCTATCTCTATCTGGAAACGCATCATCAATCTGTTCACGAAGTTGTTGTCCTGCTTTACAGAGAATCGGCTTCATCAGTTACTCCAATAAACACATCATTGACTTCATCGTAAGTCATTCCAATTCCTGCAAAGATTCCTCTAAAGTTATTGTTGTAGGAAGTTTGAACCCATCGACCACCTAGATTATCTATAAGCCACTTGTAACCCTCATCGCCTGCTGGATCATTGTTATCACCAACAGTTACACGAATGACTTTATTGTTTTCGTCTATCTCAGCCCAATGTGCCATTAGTCACCTACCGCACTTTTCAAATAACGAACAATCACAATTCCTGAACCGCCTGCTCTGCCTGTAGTGGTAAACCCGCCACCGCCGCCACCGCCTGTGTTTGCTGTACCAGCGACACCAGTACCGCTACCTGCTCCACCACCGCCTGTGCCACCTGCGCCGCTTGTTGTACCACCAGCACCGCCACCGCCGCCTGAATAATAACCACTTACTCCAGATGAGGTTGCAGTTGCCCAATCACTATAAGTATTAGAACCTATTCCACCAGCACCACCTGCACCGCTTGTTGCTGTTGCACCTGTTGCACCAGCACCACCGCCGCCACCGCCTGCTTTAAGAGCAGTAGTGCCACTTGCAAAACCATTACCGCCTGAGTTTCCTTGACCCGCTGTTCCCGCTGCACCTGCTGTTGAACCTGAACCGCCACCACCGCCTGAGCCACCTGTTAAAGCAGATGTACCAACTGCTCCACCGCCGCCACCAATAGCGACTAATGTTGTTACATTGACAGTTGAGTTTGAACCACTAGCACCTCGTGCACCTGAACCGCCGCCTGCACCGCCGCCGCCAATGGCAACTGCATAAGAAGCTCCAGGGTTTAGAGTTAAAGTATTAAATAAAAGTCCACCTGCGCCACCACCGCCTGCACCATTATTATTGCCGCCACCGCCGCCACCGCCGCCTGCGATAACAATAAAATCCATTGTGATTGGAGCTCGGGTAACAGCTAAAGTGCCATTGGTTGTAAATGTTCTATAATAATAAGTTGCATCGCTAGCAAGTGTTCCACCAGTAATAACAGGCGGAAATATATTACCAGTAACTCCAGCAATAGCGTTAGCAATCATTACGCGATTGCTCCAAAGACATACCAAGTATCTGTACCAGTTTTAACACAGGCAGCAGAACGATACTGGCTTAGTGTTGGAGATGCAGGCACAGCACCTGCTGAAAGAATAGTTGTTGTACCTGGTGTTACCGCTGAAATAGTCGTAAGACCTGCGCCAATGTTTAGAAGTGTAATAACAGTTCCGATTGGGTGAGCCACAGATGCGTTGGTTGGAATCTTCAAAGCATTGGCAGCCGCATTGCTGATTGTGATCAATACTTGATATGAGTCATTAAGAACTGTTGTGTAAGTTAAGCCTGTTTGTGCATTAAGAGCAAACGATACGAGGCCATTCCACATGTTAGCGGAAACGACATCGCCCGTAACTGCTGGGAATCCTGTTGCCATGTATTACTCCTTAGTATGAAAGAACGCTAGTGCCTAGAATAGCGTAATCTGGTGATCCGATGATGAACCCATCGATGATGGCCTCAAGCGTGGTGAACTGGGTTTTCCAAGTTCCTGGGGTAATGCTGTGCATTACTCCAAAAACTTGCAAAGTTTTAGTCAGGTCAGATGCCCCTGGTTGTGTGGTGGTGATAGTTATTGGGTCGAAGAAGTCTAGGTCGAGTGCAGCTGTAATTCCTGCATTGTAATTGGGCGTGTAAAGGTCAAGGGTAATCGCGTCGCATCGGGTCGAGGTCTGGGCTCTGGAAGCAATGTAAGCTCGAGCATAGTTTAATGCTTCTGCATCGGTTTGCATAAGCAAATCCTGTTGGTTGTAACTGTGAACAAAGTATTTGTCGATAGAGTCTTGATTGATTGCAGTTTGAACTGCTCCACCTGATCGGCTTACTTGTGCTGAGTTATAGACCAGGACATCATTGAGAACCCAGATAGCATTGAAGTATTCAATTCCTGTTCCGTTATCGTTAAAGACTACTGGTGTGCCAAAGATACTGCTCACAGTAAGCGCTCGATCTTGGAAGGTAAAATTTCCCAGGGCATCTACATATAAAGCGCCATACTCCGAGATTTCAACCTTCTGCAAGGCTTCAAGTCCTGTCCGAGGGCTACCAGGGTCAGCCAATAAAGTTGTTTGTCCAGGGTCTACGTCACGCAAAGCATTAGGCCAACCAATAGCATCAAGAATTTTATTGATTCGAGTACCTGATAATTGACCAGCACCTGAATCTGCGACTGTTGATATTTGCGCGTTCTGTGCCAATCTAAAAGCATCGACGGCACTTATTGTAGTATAAACTATGTCACCCACATCTTTGGGAGTTGTGGTTGTATAACTTGTTATGTAACCAACAAAAATTGGATATTCGATACCTTGCCATGTAGCAGTTATCTTAACCTTACGCATTGGGTCGAGAAGCCCAAAGTAAGGGCTAGATGTGTTCTGAGGATTGAAATCACCATTCTGATCGACAATGCGCAGAGTTAATTGGCCTGTCTGGAATTGGTCTGCCTGTGGGTCACGACCACGCTTGGTATCAACCTTATCTACCTGGCTTGAAACATCTACAATTAAGGGCGGAGTTAAAGCATCAGATAAAACATCTTCGCCAAGAACTCCAGTACCTATTGCAAATGCTGTAGCAAATGATGCACCAGTTGAGAAGTTAATAAAAGCATTGATTGTTGGTACTGCCACTATAACGCTCCAGCGAAGGTGGTTGAGTTACCATATCTGTTAAGGTTCTGAATAGCGTTCTGGACTACTGATGCAATCTGTTGATCGCCTATGCCTGATGCGTTAATGATAATGGTTGGTGAACCACCGCCGCCTGCCTGACCTGCACCACTTAAACCGCCATAATTGTTTTCGCCTAGAACACTGCTACCGCTACCAAAGCCTTCGTATCCGCCATTACCACCATCAAAAACTTCAAAGCCTGGTGGAGTAGGCCCCATTCCATTATTTTGTTTACCAGTTAATTTATTCAAAGCTTCAATTTCAGCATTGACTTTATCTACCATGGCTTTTATAGATGCAATTATTACTTGACGAAAGGCTTCCATAGCTGTGGTTGCAGCATCAGAAACTTTGATTTGACCTGCTAGAGCTGTGTTCTGTTCTTGAATAGCAATTAAGGACAATAAGCGCATCCTTGTTTCAGCATCTGTTGCGCCATTAAGAGCTGCGTATAATCCAATGCGTTCTACATCGAACTTCTTCTCTAGTTCCTTGAGCGCTAGTTCATCACCAGATAGGACTAACTTGCGAGTGGTATTTTCATTATCAATCTTCTTAAGAGTGTTCTGGCTCTTTTGGAGTTTGATTGCATCCTTAGCAGCTTTGGCTGCCGCTCTATCAATAGCCAAGCGTTCGCCTGGTGATTGCTGTGGAGTGCCTGCAAGTCTTGCTTTATCCCTTGCAGCAAAATCACCAAATAATTTAATTGGGTTGTATTGAGCAACATCCCCAAAAGCACCAAAGACATCTTTTAGAATTGGGATAGATTTTAGTTTAGAAGTAAGAAGTCCTACGCCA